AGCAACTGTTGGAAATCCCGAAGTATAAACTAAAGAATCAGAACTGCCACTTGTTCCATTATTAATAGCAATACCATCTCCTATAGACCATCCAGTGCCAAACGTCCAATTCTGCCCTACTTCTTTAACCGAGATGTTTGTAATAGAGCCGTTAAAACCACTTTCTGCTCTAAAACGTATTGAAGTACCATCAGCGACTGCGTAACCACTATATGTTCCATCTTCTGTTATTCTTAAATCATTATTAGATGTAGAGCCTAATCTAAAAGACAAAGCACCCGTAGTCATATCTGAAATAGTAAAACTATACCTATAAGATTTACCATTAGTAACGCTAGAAGCAGAAGATAGATTATTGTCTGAGCCACCATCAAATATAGCCTTATCCTCTCCAATACTCCAACCAGTTCCTAAAGTCCAATTTTGTCCGACTTCTTTTACTGAAAAGTTGTCTATTGATAGGGTTGTACCACCTCCATCTAAAGTCTGAACACCAGCAGCTGTATTTGCACTAGCGGTTACATAATATGTAAAAACACCATTAGAGGATTGTGTTGATGTAATAGAACCACCTAAAAAAACTCTAACTGAACCTTTTACATAATCACTTATTTCAAAAGTAACTTTATATGTTTTTCCTACCGTTGTGACATTAGTTTGAATAACCGATTTTGCGTATGCAACATCTAATAAATTTAATTTACCGCCACTTATACTAAATCCATTAATATCAGAATTAATCCAATCACTATCAGTAGCAAAATCTCCGTTAGTAATCAACTCACTTCCTTCTTGTGAAAAGTTACCGTTTGAAACTTCTTCTGTACCTATCTGTGAAAAGTTACCATTTGAAACTAACTCTGAACTGATTATCTGTACATTCTCAACTAAACCTTGTGCATTAACTCTAGTTGCAGCAGAATTTCTTTGAAAGTCAAAATCCCCGTCTCCATTCTCTGGCTTTATACTTAACATACTTCCATCATCGTATGCAGTTGGTGTAAGTAATATTGATGCTTTATCTAATAAATTATCTGCCATCCTATTCTATATTTTCAATTGTGGTTAATATTGCAGTTGTACAAGTTACATTCTCATAATAAGATGCCCTTGCTTGTAAAGTAGTTAATAAACTAGGTATTGCACTTGGGTATGCAAAATCATAATAAATACCTCCCCAGCCATTCTGAACTGGATTACCCCACCAACTAACTGGATATATTTCGTTTGCCATCTTTATCTTTTATTTTTTTAAACAATATCTCCATTTTCTTAACATTGGAGTCTTTTGGTTTATAAATCTTTTTCTTCATACTATCCTAAAAATATACCTCCAGAGAAATTAGAATCTGTATCTGGACTCATCTGTTCATTTGTAGATGTGTTATATTCTGGAAACAGATTGTTATTGTAATCCATATAATCTAAAAATCTCCTAGTATAAAAGTCAGCAGTCTCATTAACTTTACCCATTAAATGTACTAACTCATCTTTATCTATAGCCTGTTTGTTATCTCCAATATGCTTATAGATACCACCATTACCAATATTATAAGATGCAAATGGCAGGTAAGAACTTTGGCTAAACCAAATCAACATAGGCTTTACATACTGATTAATTAAATTCTTGTAGTTAACGTTAGCAGCATCATCAAGAGTATCTGTTAGTATCAAGTCCTGTAACTTGTCGTATAGGTTTCCACCTAAATAGTTTTGGATATGCAAATCTTGAGCAACCTCTACAAACTGTATTAGCTTATCATCATCTGTATTTCCAGATATAATAGACTTTCTTTTTAAGTCATTTAATGTTATAAATAATGCTTTAGTCGCCATATCTTATTTTTTATTAGTTGGATAAGCCCCTCTATCTGGTCTATCAATCATTCTTTCAGTCATCTCATTTGGATTTTTAGGCTCTTTCAAACCTTTCTCGTAAGCTGAATTAGGGTCTACTCTCTTATCTCCTTTCAACTTGTATACTCTTAACTCCCAGAAATGATGGCAGTTTTTACCTCCTTTAAATTTTAGTAAACTATAGTTCTGTCTGTTATGACCTAACTCATTATTTACACCTCTAAAAGACATCATATTAATATCTTCCTTTCTAAATACTATCTTTCTTTCCGTAAACGTTTCCATTTTCTTGCAGAAAGTTCTACTGTCTGGAGATTTTCTTACAGGCATGTAAGCATATCTAACTTTATAGATTTCACTATCTTCTTTAGATGACTTGTTACTAGACTTAATTTCAGCCATTTTAACCTCACTTAACTCCTCAGCATACTTCTCAGTATGTATAACCTCCCAATCATCGCTTATAATCTCTCCTAAGCCTTCTAATTGCTCTAACATATTATCTCCTTCTTCATCAGAAAAGTCTGTTGGCTCTTCTTGAGAACTTAACTTCTCTCCTGTTTCTTCTTCTCTCTTAATCTTAGTAGATATGTTATCTAATTCTGTAAACTCAATAGGTTGTAAAGTAACAAAGTATAAGTTTAGGTATATTCCATTTACAGATAATATCTCACAGAAGTCATCTAGTAAATCCTTTTGAAAAGGTCTAACAACAAAGTTGTCCATAAGTATAGATGCAGTTCTTAATTCCTCTGCATTATTACCAAAACCTGTATTGTCTTTAATACCTAATAAAATAGGAGATACAATTCCATGTCCTAACATTATCTTCTCTCTACTCTCATCAGCTAAGAACTGATATTGTGCATGAGCATCTGGTAAGTGTATAGGGTCTATAGTTGCAGAACTATCTTTGTCTTCGTTAAAAGCTATGATTGTTCTACCTGCATTGTTTGTTCCTCCAAACTTATCGTTTATCTTGCTTTCTATTATTTCTTGAGTCTCCTCTGGAGGAATACCATTGTTGAAATTAATAAATAAGCTAGGCTGTAAACCATTTTTTATATTGTTAATATGGTAGTTAGATACCTCTACCTCTAAATCACAGTACTGTAAACATCCATGATAGTCACTAGGAGTATAATACCAAAATCCACTTTGATAAGGTTTAGATACAAATATCTCAGAAGTTTCCTTCTTTCCACCTTGACCGAAAGCAGGTATTCTTTTAGGCTTATCGCCTCTCTTGTACTCAGCCCAATTAGGATGATAGTACCAAGCCTTTATAATTCCATCTACAGCTTTCTCAGCTCTAAGAGTTTCTATTGGAAAGTGTAATGCTTTTAGTACTCTCTTTTTAGTTTTATTGTAAACAACTTGGATAGCAGCCATTCCTAGCTCCTTCCTATCGCTCACTATTCTTTTAATGTCTTTAGGTTTAAATATTAATTGAGTCTCTGCCCAATCTACAGGCTTTTCTTTACTATCAGTACATTCTAAGCCTCTACCATAAATCATATCAGATATACCTTTGATACATCTTGAGTTAGTAGGACTACCTAAATTTAAGTCTATCAGTCTACCAAAGTGATTGTTGTCTTCTCCCCAGCTAACCCAATTATCTCCTTTTCTTTCTATAGCCTTAGGCATCTCATAGGTAGATAGTTCAACGACACTAAAGTTCTTAGTATAATTCTTTGGCTTGCTTACTGAATAATTCTTTTTAATATTTATTTTACCCATTATATTGTTATGTATTTATCATCGCCATCTGTATCATTCTCTTCGTAATAGTCAGTACTTATAGTGTGGTAGATGTCCGTGTCTGTTTGACTTGTAACGTATATCTTATCTCTATACCATAAATTTGCACCTCTAGTCATCTCTAAAACATAGGCTCTTTCAGCTATAAACTTATCCGAAGATAAAGTTATATCTATGTAGTCATTATTTACTGATGCTGTAACATCTGAAATTGTTACTATGTTGCCTGTTCCGTCTTCTCTTATTGTAGCATTGATACCTGTTGTATCTAATGTTCTAGGTAAGATAGAAAAAGTTTGTGAGCTTGATGTTGGCAATAATCTAATCATAAACTTATAACGTATATTTACTTTTTTGTTTTTGTTGTAAAAGAAAAGGTCTACCGAAGTAGACCTAAACTAAAAAACATAAAGTAAACTGAAAAACTATGATTGAACTACAACAGTAAATCCTACAGTTGCAGGGTCAGAATCCAAGAAGTTAGCAGGTTTCTTTTCCATACCAGTTAAAGTTAATGTATAACCACTTAGGTCATTCATTGCTTGTCCTGTTACGATAGTACCAGCAGTTACTTGACAGCCATTTTCAAATCCAGCTAAAAAGTAATTGTCATTTTGGTCTTGAACGATAACTCTTGGTCTACCATAAGAAAGTAATTTTAATTCTTTATGGTCATCAACAGTTAATTTTTTCAAGGTCAATTCAACTACTTGTTCGAAGGCAGTAGTTCCTGTTTCAGCACTAGACTGAATATTTTGCGTGAAAGAAGAAGCATCTCTTACTTCATACTTGTATACATTTGGTGTTCCAGTTACAGCGTCAATAACGTCTGTATCAGAAGAATCAAATGTGTAGCTAGCAGGAGTAGTATCTTCAAAATTCGAGAAGTAGATAGCTTTTATACCTCCAACTGAATCTTTACATACTTCTTTTCTTCCTAATGTTAAATCACAAGCCATTTGTTGTATTGGTTTTTAATATCCCTCCCCACAAAGAGGAGGGTTATTGTTAATAATCAGTTAATTAAGCTGGAGTGTAAAGAACTATGTCTGAACCAAATCCGTGTTGTACACCTGCTGTAAATCTCATTACGAAACGTACATTTTGTGAACCATCAATGTCAGCCATGTCTAATACTTTCACTTCGTTATGGTCAGATAATAATCCTGTTCCAAAGAAGATGTTAGAAGATTCAGCTAAGTACATGTAGTTAGAGTCTAATCCGTTTGCTAAGAATACCTCTACTCCATCAAATAATAATGAGTTGATAGCTTGGTTGTTTCCTTTTGCTTCGTAACCAGCAGCTCCTACTCCGTCAGCACCAAATCCTCCTAAAGCTCTTACATAAGCTTTATAAACGTT